ATCATATACATAGTCAGCAAAAATAAATATCTTGCTAACATCATCAACGATAAATACTCCACTTATTTTAACAGCCATTGGCCTAGGCAACAAGTCCAGCTGTACGGCGATGCTTAAAAGATATGGAGGAACACCCTGCAACAGGTAGCTCATAGACATATCAAGCTGATCAAACACGGCTACGGCGTCACCAAAAAATGCCGTCATTGAATCGTTAATTGTCTTTAAGGTATTAAGATTATTATTTAAAGATGCTTTTAGTTTAAGCATGAAGCGGTATTGTTCGTCGCTCAATGTGCTGAAACTTGTGTTTTGAAAGATGTACAAATAGAAAACACTGTCATCATTAACCGTTGGGTCCGTGTAGTCAGTAAAACCAATCGGCGAAACTAATGGTGTAGCATAGTCATCTAGTTGAAAATAAGGTTGTGGTATCTGCGTAGGAACAAGGCGATTGAAATTGATGTACTCGCCGAGTATGTCCAACTGTGGACCCACTGCCGTGTCTATGTCGAAAGCATCTTTAACCTGAAGCGGTAACAGGTCACAAATAGCCTGCCTGCAAAGCAAGTCAATAGTCGCCTTTGCCTTTGGCTTATTGTTGTATTGGAATAACAACAAGTTTACATAATATTCAACTGTACCATCAACATCATACGTTGCCATTTTACACCACGATTATGTTAATTCTAGCCGTTGAGATAATGAACCTACCAGCAAGCGTTGCAGGGTAAATGAAAGGGCTGAACGTAATGTTATCAATGCTGACACCGCCACTTAAGACCACCGCAAGAGAATCAATCTCTTTAACAATGGTTGTTATCTCTGTGTAGTCGGCTGGTTCATATATGTTATAAATGACCTTCTCAAAAATCTGGGTTTTGATGTAGTTGTCATCAATCAAATGGGTTGGGTCAATGCTTGTGATCTCTAATTCAATGTAAAGATCAATCAATGTTGGTCTGTCAAATTTGATTGGTATATTGAACCCATTTGGCAATGCCTTTGGAACAATAACCGTACCGCGCATCCCGCAACCAGCGTTTCTTTTGTTATAAATAACGTCAGCAATTAGATCATTGTCGCCGCCATCAACAACGCACCAAATTGAGTGTCCAGGTGTCCCGTAAATGTCTGTGGTTGATCCAGTATTTTCATATACCTTGCAACCAATGACGTTGGTTATGGACAGGATACCAGCCGTTAACCCTTCTGCGAATCCTTGGCTAGGCAAGGCAACCGATTGTTGCCTCCTAACCCTAAGCTGTGTATCTGTTTCTTCGTTGATCCCTTGGCTAATTGGATCATTTGGGTTGTTGACCGATAAAACGCCTAAAGTGATCGTGACTATTTGGTTAACAGTATTCGGCACAGCATTGACCGCACCAGCAACAGCCGCTTGGAAAAGGTATGTATTGGCGCCAATCCCTGTGGTCTGATCATCTATAAGATTGAATTTATTCCCTTGGGCATCGGCAATCACAAACACGTTAGGGCCGCCAGTGTTGATACCAGTTAGGTTCACAATCCTGTCAGTTGTCACAACCGCTTGAATAACCGTATTTGTGGCACCTTGACGCACAACGCCGTTAAGAGCACAACGTTGATCAAGGGTAACACCTATGGCTTGACTTGGGGAAAAGCTGTTATATATCTCTGTCATGCAGTCCAAGATGTCAATCTTGGCTTGGGCAAACAGATTAATCATCTGACCATCAGGGCTATTAGCATCAACATTGATATCAGCGCCATAGATGGCTTTGAACCCTTCTTCAAGCTGTACCACTATTTCCGTTAATGTCTGTGTTACCAGACCAGTTGCATCAATATAATTATCGCTCATACGGTTACAGTCCCAGTTTGTTGAGTTGTGAAAATTGTGTTTATATTATAACTGACTTTGGCTTCGCGGTCCCTATTCAATTGGAATTGAACATCAGTTATTTTTGTCACCCCAACCACGTTTGCTATAACTTGCTGCAATGACAAAATCAGGGCATTAGTGTCTTTCCCGCCAAGCAGTTGGAACCAAGGCACCCCAATTTCAGGGTTGAAAAAGCATTCATCCTTAAACGTCCTTAGTTTTGTCTCTATGTCATACTTGATGCATAGGTTGTCTTGGGCATATGACTGTATGCCAGAACCAAAAACAAAGTCCCCATTATCGTCTATGGCTCTAAACTTCATAGCACCCCCTCATCAAGTAAATTGGCCCATATGACTTTGAGGGCCTGTATGGCTGCAATGCTTGCGGCACTTAATGGCGTGCTGCTTGGGCCAACTGTGATTGCTGATATCGCGTCAAGGGTTGAATCCATCAATAGCTTGAAGTTTGCCACGTCGTTTTTAAAGGCTATTTTCTTTTCCCCAGCATCAACCCCAATCACGTTAAGGCTATGGAAGCTTGCATTAGGTAAATTGCTCACCCCGACAAGAGCAAAGCCATCTGATATCGCGTGCGCACGAGGTGTGCTAGGCACGTCAACCTTTCCCTGATAGTACCAGTTGTCAATGTCCCGATCATTGAACAGAATCAAACACTGGTCGCCCTTTTCAATAGGCATGGTTATCCTTGCCGAACCGCCACTAAGGATGAACACGGGACACTGGACCAACAAAGGATAGTCTATGACTTTCCCAGTTGGTAACTGGCGCTTATAGTTGATGCTGATACTGGCATCGTTGGTCAGCTGATTGTAGTCTTGGATGGTCCCAACTTGGATACAGTTCATGCTGTAAAAGATGTCCTGCTTGATCTTAAGGACAAGATCGGAAAGCTCAGGGTCAGCCGTTGGGCCTATGATTCTGTTTTCAGTCATGGCTCAACCACCCGATATTCTTTTGTTGCTTGATCAAAAATAACTTTGGCATCTTTAATTTGCAACAGCTGTAACTTGGTTATGCAATTACCACCAACAGCATCGCTGATTACTCCATTATGGGTTATGCCAGTAACTTTATAGACACCATTAAAACGCTCCGATGTCACACTTTGAAGCTCAATTAATTGACTTGGTTTAATCCGTGGCTCGAAAAGCATTTCAACTTCAACTAGGGTTTCATATTTTCGAGGTGTACCCAATAGCCCATTGTCACCATTTATCAGTCTGATTTCACCCTCAACAACTTCGTTTTCTCCAAGAACGTATCCGTTTTGGCTATCAATATAAAATGAATTGTTTGAATATTGCTGCATAAGATCATTTGGATTGCCCATTATGGCAACACCCCTTTTTGTTGCTTCATTAAACTTGTCGCCGATTGTGAACGACGCCATGTCTTTTATGCCCTCTTTAATAGTTTCCATTATCTCTTGTTTCGAAACACCAGCGGGCTTTGTAGCACTAACAACTTCAGTTGCCATATTAATGGCACCGTCATAGGCTTCTATTTCAGTTAAGAAGTCTTGGCCGTTTCTAATTGAGCTTGCCCGTTTTATTGTTCCATTAAACACCTGCGGCAATGGAGCCGCTTTTTCCCATTCAGAATACCCAGCAAAAAATTGAATGGATAATATTTTTGTTTGATCGTATTGATCCTTAAATATTTGATTTCTTGTTTGAGGGTTTATATTGTAAAGAGTAAAGTTTGCCGTATTAGAAGACGCCATATTGTGTCTAACAATATTAAATTCGCAAGTAATAGGGTATTTTATTTCAACATACCTACTATCTGCTTCAAACTCTGATTCAATAGTTTGAACCCTTAAGACGTAACGTCTTCCAAATTTACCGCCAAACTCTAAAATAGCATCAGCCATTAAATATTGCTTCCTGTTCACTTATGTCTGTTGCATCAATCAAATAGAATTTATTGTTGGTTGTCCATGCATTGAACACCAAAGGGTCTTGTCCATTAACGCCAGTAATAGCAACCCCAAAAGGAAGAACCTTTTTCCATTGGTATAATACATTTGGGTAATTACATAATCTTATATTGTTGACTGAAAATGTTCCCCAAATTAAAGACATAAACCAACCATATTGGTTTGGCTTCCATTCCAAAGTTATTTTTGCAACGTCATATCCAGCAATGACGGCATAGAAAATTTGTTTTGGGTCATCTGTTAATGCTGTAATTATTCTAGCCATTATTTTTTCCCATTTAACCATTCTGCGGCTGTTATAGCTGCGGATTTATCTTGTTGTTTCCCAAGATTAACTGGTTCAGCCTTTTGAGGTTTAATTCTTCCTTTAAGTATACCAACGTTAATAGTGCTAGATACAATCCTAAGCTGTTTGAACGTCAATGTGAATGACGACTCTGTTGTTGTGTCGGCTGCTTGGTCTGCCGTCCAACTTTCGATGATCATGTTTTGATATGTCTTCCAAGGTGTCTGAACAGTCAACCTTGCCCTACCAAAAAAATAAGTTTGAAAAGTTGCAAATGCTTGTTGCTGTTTATTTAGCTTTGGTTTAGAGCCACTAACAACATCAAATAAAGTTGATGCTTCATTAAGGGCTGATTCAGCCGCGTTAACTAGTCTTTCGCCTTCACTGATATATTGTGCTGCCTTTTGACTCACTGACGGCTGCAACACCCCAAGAGGTCCAAGGCGACCTATTACCTGTGAAACATAAGATGCCGCCGCTGATTTCTTATATACAAGCTCGCCAACCCTTCCTGTCAATGTAATCTTAATAGGTTCAAATGCAACGTGATCTTGGATAGCATAATTTTCCTCTGTCCAATGATCTGTGATCTGTGCGGTATGGCTAACTTGTTCTGTCTCTGGAATATCAAATAAAAACCCAGCAATCCCTGGCGGCGGGTTGTCTGGTGTTACTAGGGCTTTGGTTAGGCCAACAATTGATAGAGCACTGGACCCTGCGGCCACTGTGTTAGTTGCTAATCCTACCGTGTCCAGTATTCCCATCAGTGACCGCCTTGTGGTTGTTGAAAGTAACTATCACCAACTGCCTTTTTAAACTGCTTAACCACTTCAGCGCCTGTTGCTTTTGGATCTTTTGATCCATCTACTTGTATGTTCACATTGTTTGTAGTTGCCGCAGCTGTTGCTGGTGCTGAAGACATTGGTATTATTCCCAAGTGTTTTCCAATCATAGATAGATTTTCCATGCTATCTTTTGCAAACTTTTTTGGATCAAACAACATGTCACTAATAGATTCAGTAAACTTGCCGCCAGTTATAGCGTCAAGAATTGCGCCAATGCCAACCTTAATTGCTGTTACCCAATTATTAATCTCTTTAAACATATTTACCCAGCGACCAATAACACTATCGCCACCGTTTAAATATGTTATCAAGTCTTCAAGAACCAGAGCCATAAGAGCAAGGGCTACTTTGGCAGGCCATAGTTTAGCAGCCATTCCAGCAAACAATAGAGCAATGGCTGGTGCGAATCTTTCAATCTGACTCATGAATGGAGTGATCGCATTAATAACCGTATTAATTGCATGACTCATTCTGCTTGCTGCGTACAGTATTTGATTGGCTAATGGTGTTATGAAAGCGCCTAATTTACTAAGTATGAATTTAGAGTTTGACCATACTTTGTTAAATTCAAAGTTGAACGTCTTAAGCCGTTTAATCTCAGAATCAGATAAGATCATTTCCTTTGACGTTGGTTGCAATGCGTCCGAATTTCTTAGGAAGTAAATAAGATCATCAGATAGTCCTAGATCTTTTCCAATGGTGTTACCAAGAGCCATTGGCATTGTCTTAAGCTTGTGCTGCAATTGGCTCATTACGGTCAAAGGATTTTGCCGTGGGTCAACACCCATGAATTGCCAAGCGCCAATATTTCCGCCACGTCCTAAACTGATATTGACCGCTTCTTCTTGGAAGTGACGCAATGCGCCTGATACGTCTTCAATGCTTCCGCCAGTCTGTTCAATCATTCCTTTTAACTGTTGAATGGCATCAGTGCTTAGACCAGTGAAAGATTGAATCTTATCTATACTGACTGCCATATCGCTTGCTGATTTAGAGAACGCCATAATAGCAGCTGACGTTCCTATTAATGCAGTTTTAGCTTCGTTCAAAGCTTGAAAGTGTCCCTTAGTTTTTTCAGAGACACCCATAATTGCAATCTTAAGTTTTGTTAATAACGATATTTTTCTTTCCGTAACTTTTACTGTTTCTTTTAATTCTCTTTGTTCTTTTTGATCTTCTTTAAATTTATTTATTTGTTCTTCTGTAACTGCTTTAATTCTGACAGCCATTTTTTCAAACAGAAATATCATCTGTTCAAGCATGATTTCAAATTTAACCGCAGTATCATGGGCACCAACAACTGCATCGTCAAACCTTGCGATTGCTTCATCGCCAGTTCCTTTGACGGTTAGGGCAAAAAATAACTCGCCTAATTTCATCTGTTGGCTTCCCTTATGAGATGGTCTTGATGCTCATACTTGGATTTAAAATGCAAATAGTCATAAGCATCCATAACCAAGTCACTTCGTGTGTTCATTAGTGCTTCAGGATTCCCAAACCCATTTGCTGATAGTTCCATGACTACGAACCTATAGGCTTCCATTTTGTTTTTGACTTTTGGCCTTTTACGGTCTGGTTCCGATAGTTCGCCTATAAACTCGAAACAAGACCCTCGAAAAAAGGCTCAAGGTTACACCTCAAGGCATGGAATGCTGCAAACACAAAATCCTTGCGGGCTTCTTTAGAGTCAAAAGTACTCGAATCAATTCGTTGATTGTTGTACAGGCATTTCGTGAAGCATTCTTTAGTTGCTTCCAAAATCTTATCATCCGCGAGCAAATGACAAATTGGATTTTTAAACCTTAGAACATCCTGTTCAGATAGCTTTTTAAAATCCACGCCTTTCAAATCAATGTCTAATGACTCGAATGCTTTTGACAACTTTTGCATAACCTTCCATCCCTTTTCATAGGATAGAAGGTCAACTTCTAATACCGCACCGCTTGGTAAATCAATTCTTTCCATTATGCTATCGCTCTTTCACAGTATCCGAATTTAACCATGTACTTAGAAACGCCTTGTTCAACATCACCCTCAACTTGAGAAACAACCTCAACTTGCTTAGATGGTACGCCGCCAGTTAACACATAAGTGTCAGCTGTTACATTGCCTTGTCCATCACCAACCCGCTTAACAAGCTCAGCGTTGATCAAAACAAAGCCAGTTGCATTTGCCCTGTAAAGGGTAACTAGGCTTTGCATGAATTTATCGTCTGCACTTCCACGAACAACACTAAGCTCAAGGCTACCAGCGAAACCGCTAGCGTTTTGAGAGAAAATAGTGTTGCCGTTTTTACCAGTTTTGACCGCCGCAAGATCTGTTTCAAAAGTGACTTTTGCCACTTCAGCATGAGGAAGGTCTGTGATTAGTCGTTGGTTAATTTTAATGGTATCGCTACCAAGTAAAGCATAAGTTGCCATTTATTTTTACTCCCTAATTATTGGTTGATGTAAACGATTACGTCACTTGTGTGAATGGCTCCAGCATACTTGATACCCAGTTGGATTGGGGGACTTTTGCGCGCCGCTCTATCGGCTGGGCTTTGTGTGGCCACTGGCGAGCTGTAAATGTAATACCCAAAATCAGAGATATTACGTTTGAAGTCTTCAGGGTTGCCAAAGGTGTCTGGTGATGTCCAAGTGCCTGGAGCAATAAACTGATTCGCCACGCCTTGAGCGCATACTTGACGCAATGCACCTTTAAGTCCATCCATTCCCAATTCAGTCTGTGGAATTTTTGTGGATGTAGTTGCAAGGTAATTAAATCCAGCAACCTGAAGCGCACCAACAAACCAATCAAGGTTATAAACGTCATCGAAGAAACTATTAGCGCCATAGCTTAGAACACTTGCGCGGCCAGCAATGTTGGCATATACATCGGCACCAACAGCCTTAGCATTGGTTAAGATGGTTTGTGTTAGACCATCATCAGCCGTCACGCCAGTGAGCTGTTTAAGCTGCATGGTCAACGTAGTGTTGGACGCTGCAAAGTTTACGCTCATGCCACGGCCAGCATATGCCCAGCGCATTTTAGCCACTTGTCCTGAAGCAGAATGGAACAAGCAACGAGTGTGAATCAGTTTTGCTTGTTGGATCTCATAGAACAATCCGCTTGGTCCAAGTAGGTCCGCAGAATCGGTTGAAGTTAAGAAGAACAGTTTACGCTCTGATTCTGCAACAGCTGCGGCATCGGAGGCTTCTCCGCTTGCTAGTGAATAGGTGTAACTGAACCCGCCAAAGTAAACCAAGGCTTTTGCTCTAACGATGGCATCATCCAATGTCTCAAGGTTAAGCATTGGGATAACGATGAAAAGGCCACCGCCAGTTAGGATATTTGGGGATTGGCTAAACACCGAAACAGCCGCTTGATAGACTGCGCTGCCTGTTCCCCATTGATCCGCAACATCGGAAGGAGATGCATAGACGGCATAGCTACCAGATAATGGAGTAACTGGTGTGTCTTTAGTAAAACAAACTAGGTTGTTTTCGCTGTATGGTGCAAGCCCAGCTGGTGGGATTTGTACCGATACGCTAATAACGTTGGTAATGTCGATCATACTCATGCTTTGTACCCTTTCAGTTTATTGTTCACTCAAAATACTGTCATATTCAAACTGATCATAATATTGACTATCCAATATTTTGTCATATTTGCGCCAAACATTCAAAGTTATGTTCATCCTAAATAGTATCGCAGGACCTTCTATTTCCGAAACATCAGAAACGCTCAAAGGCACTTCAGCAATCTTAATGGCTAGTGCCTCTTGTACTTGCTGGCTGTACGTTGAGTTTAAAGACGCTAGCACTTCAAAGGCACGTTCAACAGACTCAGTGTCATAGCTAAATAGGTTGATGGAAATGGTTTCAATGGTCCTAACACATATTTGATCTTTAAGCGCACCGCCAACGTCAATTTGCTTTTTGTCGTTAGAGTAAACACGCTGATTGACTTGGCCAACAGTCACATAAAGTCTTTTGTCTTCAGGGATAGAGCGGCGTTGGTTATACACCCAAATCTGTTCGCTTGAAAGGCTCATGCCTTTGGCTATGATATCGCAGATTATTTGCGGTGTTATTTTCATTTTTTATAATCGCTCTTTATTTTGTATTCAATGAACCCATTGGCTGACCAGTCCACTTTATCCATGACCCTGAACCGCTCGCCGTTTTCACAGTTGAAAATTATAACATCATCAACCTTAAGCTCCAAAGCCGCTTCAGTGTATATAATTTCATCTATCCACTTGCGCTGTCCATCAACCTTCATTTCGAGGGTTTGGTTTGATGGTTGTCGGATCATGTTGACAGTGCGGTTTATAAACGTTTCGATGGTCTTAAAGTCTTGTTGGCGTTTAAGGACTAGATAGACATTGGTAGGTCTTGCCCAAGCCATAACTGCGCTCATAACATTTGGCATACCGTAGGTTATCATTTGGTAATAACCTCATAAGTAATGGAGCGCATCATAGCACCCGTATCAATAAGAGCATTGGTTCCAACTGGACCGCCTTTTTTCTTGCGCCGTTTCCTTGCTGCAATGGTTGCAGGGCTTAACTTTGGCCAGCCTGGGCCTTGCGCGTTGAATGTGTCGATGATCCATCCAACCCACAAAGCACCGATCTTGCCAAGGATCTTGTCTATTTTCCCATTGAGCAATTGTTTTTCAATGGACTTCTTTTTTTCTTCCATTATTTTTTTGAAGTTTTCTTCATTATTAATGGCTGTCTTTCGCATGAAACTGCGCTCTGGAATACCACGACTAGAGCTTCCAAACTCATGGACCATGGCCAATTCAACCGCACCAAAGCCGTTGTCTCTTTTGCTATCGTTTAGGACACCAACCTTAACATATGACTCGCCGTTCAAATGTTTCTTTAGGTTGTCCAATCCTTTTTTGTCATAGTTAAAAACAATTGCCATTTGTGCCTCACCAAGGTGTTGTGCTGCCACTGTAAACCGCAACTGCTCCAATGATTTTTGGCCTGATTAAGGAAAGGTATTTTTGCCCGTAGCGTGTCAGCATCAAAGGACTAAGTACAGGATCGGACGCCATCCAATCGGGGATGGTATATGATTCAGACACACTTCCAACGCTGCGGCTATTAACTGGAAAGTAACCAGCCGAGTTGACGCCTTGGGATGCTGTTTGTAAATCGTAAACTAGATAGTGTGCCGACAGATAAAGAAAGCACGTCATAAATTCTTCGTTGTTACTGAAAAGACCTTCATTGAAAAGCATCTTAGCCTCAATGAAGGACTTGTCGATATCGTTGTCAGTGACGTAATCACATGGACAAGATTCAATTGGCTCTGTTGCTCCAATTGGCGTTGCGTATTTAAAGTCCCTGACGAACCAGCCTTTGAAGTCATCTTTTGTGATGTCATCAACTGTTATCATCAGGGACCTTCAATCAAACAACTTTGATTTCGTCAGGAAATGACGCGACCAACCAGTCAGCCTCAACCTTTGATAGTGAAACGACTTCTTTACATTTGATTGTCTTTTGGCTAGGGAGAACTATGTCTCCCTGCCTAAGACTAATCACCTTAATCGAATCGGATGCTGTTCCATGTGAAACAGCCTCATCAATGTCTTTTGCTTTTTTTGTCATGTGTCACCCCTTCTTGAATTAAGATGCTGTGTTGCTGAAGTATAGCATTTCTTTTTCGCGAAGTGCTACAACGCCAGTGAAAGAACCGTAGGCTACGTTTTCCCATGAGAAACCGTTCATGGTTCCTGCTTGGGTCATTGTGTAGTCAACTGGTAGGTCCATCTTAACGGACGTTTCATCGTAGTTAAGAAGAACATAACGGTTGTTTACGCCGTCAAAGTTTGCTTTGTCTGCATAAGCGCAAGGCAAGATTTTGAAGGATGCATTTGCTGTGATTGTCTTGAAGGCTTCTTCAAGCAACGCGAGCTTGGTTTTTAGTGGGTAGGTCGCATCAGGGAAATTGATCAAGCCGTTCCAATCCGCTTCAGGAATGATGAAGTGAGTTGGTTTAGCAGTTCTAACCGCGTTGGCTCTATATGCTTCGTATACAGTTCCAGCGAAGGTGTTGAATTGCGATGCCGTCATTGATGGCAAGCGTGTTGGGATAACTGTTGCGTTGACAGTGACAGAGGATTGGTTGAGCAATCCTTTGTCAGAACTGTAACCAAGGAAAGCAACTTCTTGCAATCCAAGATCCCATTCTTTACGGCGGGCAACTTCACGAGCTTCAATCAAGCTGAAAAGTTGGTTTGCTTTCATAGCTTCTTCAAGCTCAAAAACGTTATACACAACGCCTTTTGCCCAGTTGTGAACAACTTGTTGCAGGGCATCATATGCCGCGTCAACATGTGGAACCATGGCTTTGTTAGAGGCGTTGGAGATTACGCCAGTCTTGAATCCTTCGCCTTTGGAGTATGTACGCCAGTTAAGGATGCTGCGTTGGAAAGCACCGTTTCCAACAACAACTGGGACATAGTCAGCGAAAGCGATTTCATAGAATTTTTGCTCTGACACTTTTTTAGATACAGCTGTCAGAGTTGTGATTAGTTGTTGATAACCAAGTGAGTTCTTTTTGATCTCACCAGTTGCTCTATTTACAAAACTTAAATCATTACGCATCTTTTTAACTCCTTTTAATTATTAAGCTGGTAAAATCATTGCGCGGAAAATAACACCGTCACCGCTTGCGTCTTCCATAGCAACGGCCATTCGTACACCGCTACCAGCGCGAAGGGCAACCTTGCCAGTTGCAGGGTCATATTGAAGCTTGTCACCGCAAGTGATTGCAGCGGATGCTTCCAACATAACAACTGTGCCGATAACGGCGACTTCTAAAACGTCACCAACTGCGAAAGAATCTTTCAGCGGGTTGGTCAAAACAACTCCAAAGAATGCGTCTGAAACAGCGGATCCTTTTTTAACTTTCGTGAGTGTGCCGTTTGTAGTTGCAGCAAGCAAGACTGCCTCGCCTGGTGCGATTGTTGCCGATGGGCTAGCGTCATAAAACTCGGCGCTCATCGAGTATGCCGCGCCGATTCCAGTGTCTAGCGTGCCTTTTGTTGTTGAAATGGAAAACTGGTTCTGATTCAAAGCCATTTTAATTACTCCTAATTATTTAGTTCCGTATCTTGTTTTACCGACTAAAACTTTCTCACGGGAAGACATGAACATTTCTTCAATGGCTGTTTCCAT